GTCTCCCACATCGGCCTGCCAGCGTGGTGGAAGGCGTGCAGCCGGTCGGAGACGTCGTCGGGGAAGTCGAAGCCGCCGGCCTCGTCGGCGGTGAACGTGCCGTATTCGGGGTCGTCGAGGGTGATGACGCCCATGCGCGAGTACAGGCGCATGCCTGCTCCAATCAAGGGGTGAGGGAAGTCGGACGCCGGGCCGGAGTCCCGCAGGGACGTTCCTGCGGGACTCCGGCGGGGGCCGTTAGCCGACGTTGGAGAGGGTCGCCATGGCGACCGGGGCGCGGTTGACGAAGGCGCCGACGGAGCGGATCTCGAACTCGCGGCGGGGACCGCCGCCGGCGGTGCCGGCGATGCGGCTGATGCCGTAGTCGAACTGCGCGGTGTCGCGCAGGTTCCGGTACTCGAGGACGTTGCTGATGTTGGCCTGCGGGAAGGGGACGCGGTCGGTCCGCGCGATGATCGTGCCCGGGGGCAGCGAGGTGTGGACCTCGATGGGCACGGTCACACCGCCGGCCGGGGCGTTGACGATCTCGCCGACCCGGCCGCCCGCGGTCACGGAGATGCGGCCGCTGGAGTCGGTGTTGAGGAACGTGGTCGACGCGGACGAGGACAGGACGAGGTTCGCGATCTCCTGGGCCTGCGTGGCGTTCATCATCAGCGCCGTCGGGCTGGCCTTGATCGCGTTCCACAGCGGCAGGAAGACGTAGTTCTCGATCTCCTGCACCTGGCCGCCGGCGAAGGTCAGCGCGGCGCCGTCGAGGCTCTTGAAGGTCGACGGGTTGGCGGTGCCGGAACCCGGGGTGACCCACTGGCCGTTGCCGTTGTAGTCGCCCGCCAGCGTCGCCATGAATCCGTCGTAGTCGTTCGCGTTCGCGCTGCCGTTGTCGGCCGCGGCGTTGAACGTCGGCTTCGTGGCCGCCGCGCCCTTCCACGAGGTGGTCAGGTCCGGGACGGCCGTACCGGACGGCAGCGCCTGGTCGACCGCGATGACCTTGTTGAAGACGACGGTGTTGACCGTGGTGGTGGTGTAGTAGTACCAGGTCGACCCGTTCGCCGACTGGAACCAGTCGTACGCGACCGCACCGCGGACCGCGCCGACAGTCGCAGTCAGGGAGTTGGTGGCGCCCGACGCGAACGTGGTCGAGGCGCTGTTGCCCTGGGAGTTGCCGGACCCGTAGTAGTAGCCGGAGCCGGTACGGGCCGCGACACCGACGTACACGGTGGTCGCGCCGATGGTGCCGCCGGACGCGGACTGGGCGATGGTCGGGGCCGCCGGCCGGGCCAGCGCGAAGCTCTGGCCGCCGAGGAGCTTGCGGTCGTCGCCGATCAGCACCTGGTTGAGGGTCTGGAACGTGGCGACCTGGAACGGGTCGGCGTAGCCGGTGCCGAGGTCGAACGCGTCCTGGGTGACCAGGCCGGCGAGACCGGTCGGCTTGTAGCGGGCCTGGAAGTCCTGCTCCTGGAACACGACTTCGTTGGCCGCGTAGTCGAAGCCCATGGACGGGTCGGGCTGCGCGGCGGTCGTGTCCATGATCGCGCGCCACACGGCGTACGGGTTACCGTCGCTGCTCTTGACGCGGGAGACGATGTCTCGGAACGGGGTCACGACCGGGATCAGGCTGACGAGGCCGGACAGGTCGTAGGAGTAGACGCCGGTACCGGTGAGGATGCCCGTGGTCTGCGCCTTGCTGATGGCGGCGAGGGTCTCCTCGGTGACGTTTTCGAGCGGAGCGCTCAAGGGGTGCCTCCTGGGCATGCAAAAACCCCCGGCGCGTCACGCGTCCGGGGGTTGGGAGTTCGGGTGTCGGTGGGGAAGGTGCGGCGGGGGGTTACGCGCCGCTGTGGATCGCCCGGAGGGCTTCGATCGCGGCCGACTGCATCTCGACAGCGGCGTCGTTCTGCTCGCGCGCGGTGCCGGAGTACATGGCCTTCTTCAGCTCGCGGGCCCGGTCCGTGTCGACGGGCGGGGCGCCGCGGTCCTGGCCGCGCATCAGGTGCGCAGGCGGGATCGCTCCGTTGGCGAACACACTCGGCACGGCGGGCTGCTCCTCCAGCGCCCTCACCTGGCCCTTGAGGGTCTCGACGAGGTCCGCCAGCTCGACGATGGCCTCACCGGTCTTGGTGAGCTGTGCCATCTGGCCGGCGCTGTGTTCGTCGAGCATGCCCTTGACCAGCTCCGCGAGGCGGCTGCTCTTGAGAATGTCGTCCGAGTCGGTGTCGGTGGTCTTGGTGACGTCGTCGCCGGCGGCCGGCGCGACGTCGTCGGGGGTGTCGGTGTTCTTCGCGACGTCCTCGGCGGGGATGCCGGCCTCGGCGGCCGGCGCCGGCTCGAGGTCGGCCGCGGCCGGCGCCTCGGCGGGGGCCTCGGGGGCCGGCTCGGGCTCCTCGGCGGCGGCGTCGGCCCCGGAAATCGGCGTGATCTCGGTCGGGTCGACGATGCCGACGAGCTTGCCCTTGGCGTCGTAGACGGCGACCATCGGCGCCTTGCCCTCGGCGTCGCCGTCGGCCTTGCCGATCGGGTCGACGGCCTGGGCCTCGACGGTCTCGGGGGCGGTGCCGGTCTCCGGCTGCATGTCGGTCTCCTTCTTGGCGACCGGGCGGCCGCTCTCCGGGGTGTCGGGGGCGGCCGGCAGGGACGCGAGCACCTTCTGCAGAGACTCGACGGCCTCCCGGATCGCCCGCTCGTTCGAGGCGGACAGGGACCGGCCGGCCTTCGCTACCTGGGACAGGGATTCGATGACGTCCAGCTGCGCCGGGTCGAAGTCGGCGAGGGCCTTCCCGACCGCTTCCAGCTCCGCGGCGCCGCGGTCGACCTCGGCCTGCTCGTCAACGGCGAACGGGGCGAGAACGCTGATCGCGTAGTCGATCGCGCAGGCCGCGTCGTTGAGGTCGAGGGCGGAGTCGTAGTCGTCGGGGTCCGCGGAGGCGGCCTCGACCATCTCGCGGTCGGCCATGACGCCGAGCGCGCCCTTGGCGCGGGACAGGATGGACGTCCACTTGCGGGCGGTCGCCGCGTCGACGGCCTCCCACGCCGGCGAGCCGGGGGTGTTGACGTCGCCGGGGGCGTCCTCGGCCGGCTCGGCGAGGACCACCGTCGGGTCGAGGTCGGTTTCGGGGGTGGCCATGTCGGCGTCCTTCGTGATGCTGGCGTTGGCCGGCCGGACGCCGGCCTCGTGGATGAGTCGGGCGAGGGCGCCGGGGCTGCCGGTCATCGTCACCGTCTCCCCCGCCGCCGGGGCGGGGTCGAGGTCGGCGGTCTTGCCGATGAGGTCGCGGACGAGGGCCGGGTCCATGAGGCCGGCCGGGCCGCCATCGCCGGCCTGCTTGGCCATGAGGATCGGCAGGCCGTTCGCCGCCTTGTCGACGAGGTCGACACGGCCGATGTTGGCGTCGATGAGTTCGGTGAACGGGTCTTCGTGGGGCATCAGGCACTCCGTGGGGTGATGCGGCGCGCTGAACCCTGCGGTGACCAGCCGTTGACGCGCCCGGACTTGTAGAGCTGCCAGGCGTGTTCGTCGAGCACCGCGCCAACGAGCCAGTCGCCGGCCTTCACGACGACGCCGTTACCGAGGTCCCAGTCGGGGCCGCGGTAGATGTACGACTCGACGACCGTTGCGGCGCCCTCCGTGCCGTCGGCGTGGAACAGGCCGACTTCGGGGCCGTTCTGGAGGTACCGCCATGCGGCCTTCTCCAGCTCCTCCTTGGAGAAGTAGTCGCGGCCGCCGTCAGCGCCCCGCTTGATCATGGGGTCGGGGCCGGCCTGGTAGGCGACGCCGAGCACGTAGCGCTGCTCGTCGGGCATCAGGCTCCTCCTGTCACGGGTACGAGGGCACAGCGGCACCAGGGATGACCGGGCGGCGAGGTGTGCCCGGAGGGGAAGGTGTCGCCGGGGCGGCGTGCGCCGGCGTCCTGGTTGGTCTGGCAGATCGGGCAGACGCGGCCGTCGCCGGCGCTGTCCCACTCGATGCGTTCGATGCCGTTCGCCAGGTAGGTGTTGAGGCTGGCGGCCGATACGGCCCGGCACAGTTCCGTCGTGGCGATCATCTCGGCGCGGGTCGCGTCGGTGAGCAGGCCCTCAATCGCCTTGCCGATCGTGGTCGGGCTGTCGCCGCGCTCGGCGCCCTCGGCGAGGACACGGCCGAGGGTCTTGATCCGGGTCGCGGCTATCGAGCGGATCGTCACGCCGCTGTCGTTCAGCAGGGATTCGAGGCCGGCGCCGTCGCCGGCGTCACCGAGGAGGAGCCGGGCGGCCTTGGTGTCGCCCGGCTCCCAGTTGTCCCAGTTGATGCCGGCGCCCGCCGCGGTGATGCCGGCGGCGTCCTCGGCGGCGATGACGCCGATGAGGTAGCCGTCGGTGTAGGCGCCGCCGAGGGTCTCCTCGATGGCGGCCGCGAGGTCGGGGGCGTTCTTCTCCAGCCAGCGCTGGGCCTGCTCGTTGAGGTCGCGGAGCCGGTCGGCCTTCCGCCCCGCGGTCGAGCGGGGGTTCAGGGCCAGCCATGCCTCGGCGAGCCGGCGGGGGTTGACGGCGCCGCGGAAGGCTGCGGCGAGTCGGGGAGCCCAGTAGCGGACGGCCTTGAGGTCCATCCGCCAGCCGAGCCACCGTCCCGCGCCTTCGTCAGCGCCAGCGCCTTTTGGGCCGCGGACCGCCTTGATGAGCTGGCCCATCTTGTCGGAGACGGACTCTCCGTCTTCGTGGCCGATGCTGCCGTCCGTGTGCTGCCAGCCGTCGAGTTCGTCGTACGCGGTGGGCCGGCCGCACGGGCAGACGGCGTCGTCGTCGGCGATCGGGGCGCCGAGCGCGGCGAGGACGCAGTCCAGGTCGGCGCGGAGTTCCGGGCGTACGACGGGGTTACCGCGCAGCTGCTCGGGGTCCCACCAGGCGACGGCCTCGACCTGGTCGCCGTCGGGGTCGTCGGGGTTGTTCACCTGGTCGCGTCGGCCGAGGTCGAGCATGGATTCCGATGGGACGGTGTAGACGTAGCCGGCGTATATGCCGGACGTCCACGCCGGCGGTTCGAACGCGAGGGCCGCTATGCCGTCGGGGTCGAAGGGGAGGATGTAGCGGGTCTCCTCGGACCACTCTCGGACGGCGCCGGCCACCGGGACCTCATCGCCCTCGAGGTGCCCGCCGGGGAACTCCCACGTGCCGCCGGCCGGGTCGGTCGGGTCAAGCGCGCGCTGGAGCATGAGGACGCGGCCGGTGTCGGCGGCCTGGACGACGAGGCCGGCGCATGCGATCTCGCCGGCGTCCTTCCGTACCGCGGCGCGGCCGGCCTGGTTGAGGCGGCGGCCGGCGCGGGCGTCGACGTGCCGGAACTCGAAGTCGCGCCAGGCGCCCGAGCGCCGGCGGGCCTTGCGGAACGACCGGAACGCGGACATCTCGCGCTTGGCGAGTTCCTCGTCGTCGTCGAGGTCGTAGCCGGTGATGCCGGTGCCGGCGGTGATGCCCGGGGCCGGCGCGGCCTCCTTGGCTACCGCCTGCTGGGCGGTCTGCCGGGCCTCGGCCTGGTAGGTGTCCTCGACAGCGTCGGCGGCCGTCGCGTCCGCGGTGCCGGCGGCCGGGAGGGTCCCGGGGGCCGGCACGAACGGCTGCGCCAGTGCCGGCTGGTCATCGGCCGGCCCGTACGTCTCCGGGTCGATCTTCCCGCCGACGCCCTCGATGGCGAGGAGCGGCACGGGGCCGGCGTTGGCGTTGTTGAAGAACCGGGGGGTGGGCCGGCGCGGGTCGGCGGGCAGGCCGAGGAGTTCTTCGCGGCCCTCGTCGGGGCTGGCCATGCCGGACTCGATGTAAATCTGCCACGCCTGGGCGAGGGTGAGGCGGTCTTCCTTCTCCTGCCCGGTGTCGAAGCTGAACTCGAGCGGCAGGCCCATGTCGTGCTGGAGAAAGGAGGTGATGACGCCCTGGACGTGGGCGACCAGGGGCAGGTCGCCGACGCGGTGCTGCACGTCGGCCTGCGTCTCCCCTGACGACCGGTTCACGGACTCCGTGAAGCCGAGGTCAGACGGGACGATGTGGTACGCCGCGCACGTCTTCCGCATCAGGAACAGCGAGAACGCGTCGGAGAAGTCTTTCTCGTTCGACCACTCGATCTTGCCGCCGCCCGGCATCCACCGGATCTGACTCTTGACGGCCTGATCGCCCATCATGAACGCATCCCAGTAGCCCTGGAACTCCTCGATCTGCTGCGGCGTCCACGACTCGGGAGCGCTCGCGAACGCGGCCGGGATGTTGCCCTCGGTGAACCGCTGGAGGAAGTAGGCCTGGAACCGCAGGTCGGTGTTCGCGTTGATGAGGATCGTCTCGAGCGGCGCTTGCCCGTAGGGGCTGTTCGACCGGGGCCGGAACGGCACGTACACGAGGTCGTTGCGGGTCAGCCAGTTCCAGGGCAGGCCGTTCGCATACTGCACGTACGCCTCGGCCGGCGCCTCCGGGCTGTTGCCCCAGTAGTCGAGGAGCGGGGCAATCGACGTGCCGTCGACGACGCGGAGGCCGATCGCGCGGCCGCCGCGGTTCCGGAGCCGGTAGAGGGCGCCGGCGTCGAACGCGAGGATGTCGTACAGCCACTTCGCGAGCCACGTCGAGAACGGGTTTTGCCGGTCGGGATAGGCCAGGACGGCCATGCCGATGTCGATGAGTTCGTCGGCGTCGCCGCGGAACCCGCGGGCCGGGACGAGGGACCAGTCCAGGGCGCGTATGGAGTCGATCCGGTGCCAGATGCACATCTGGGCGACGTCGTACGCCTCGACCAGGCCGCGGAGCGCGTCGAAGCTGACGCGCTCGTTGTCCTTCGGCCGGGCGCTGATGTTGTACCCGGTGGTGAAGTCGTGCGTGCGGGGGGTGCGGCTGTATCCGTCGTACGGGGCGATGGGCGCGCCCGGGGAGAACGGCCGCGTCGGGGTCATGCCGGCGGCTTCCTCGGCCATCTGCATCTCGGCCGGGGGGCGGTTACCGAACGCCTTGGCGAACCGATCGCGGAGGCTCATCGTGGGCGTGCCTCCTATCTGCGCGTGGCCGTCAGTCGCCAGGGGTGATCCAGTGGGCGGGTAGCTGCACGGACGAGCCGCCGTCGAAGGGCTCGGGCACCGTCGTTTCCGGGGTGCAGTCGCAGCCGGGCAGGTTGTCCGTGTTCGGCGCCGTGCAGGTGCTCTGATGGACGAGGGCGGCGCCCTCGAGGGTGATCGCGTGCTGGCCGCACGCGAACACGCTGCGGGTCATGCCGTCGCCGGTCGGTAGTGGCCCGAAGTCGGGGCGGGGAAGCTGCGGGTCGGCCAGGAGGAGGAGCTGCGTACGGCGGTCCACCTCGACGGCGATGACGTGGGCGACCTCCTCCGCGGTGGGGCGGCGTTGCCAGTTGACGACCGCGTCGTCACCGCACGCCGCGCACACCGGGCCGGAGGGAAGGGGTGGGGTGGGGGTGGTCACTCCGGTCTCCTCCGGTCAGGTGACGACGAGTTGCCCGACGGGGAGAACGGGCTGCTCCGGGTTGTCGGTGATGCGCAGCCAGACCGCGTACTTCCCAGCGGCCAGGGTCGGGCCGTTACCGCCGGGGCCGACGAGGACTTGCGCGCGATAGGCGTTGCTGCCGGGTATCGGGGCGCTGCCGTCCCAGCCGCCCGTGTACCAGGTGGCGGGCCGGGCACCGATCGCGGTGAACGCGAACTCGACGACGTCGGCGGTCGGGTCGTACGGGTGGCCGCCGATGGTGACGTCGACGTGGGCCTGGACGTACTGGCGTGATTCGCGGGTGATGCTCTGCACCCCAGGCCCTCCCTATTCGTCGGCGTTCCAGCGGCCGCCGGTGAGCCAGGCCCGCCAGGTCGCGCCGGGCTGGCCGGCCGTCCAGCGGGTGACGACGCCGGCGACGGCGAAGGTGATGTCCCGTAGTGCGTGGGTGAGTTGCACGGCCGTCG